GGCGGCTCTTCCCCCCCCCCCGGCGTGGTGTTCCCGGTCGCGGGGTCGATGGTCGGCGGCAGACGCCGCCGGTACGTCCAACCCGGCTGAAAAAGCACCGTCGCAGATGCGTAGCGTGGTGGCATCAGCGCACCACACTATCCGGCAGCACCGGTGTGGCGCGCCACCGCACCGAGCCAACCCGGCGGCTAGCCGGGGGGGTGAGCAGCTTCACCTCGTCAAGGGTGAGCCACAGGGCATTGCCCTGCCCCATCCCGCCTGATTCCCACTCCATCGACGCTTCGGGATAGGACAGCTTCGACAAGCCCCCGCGATCCTCACTATCAAGGTAGCGGGCAACCATATCGATAACCACGGCCTCCACAACGCCGCGTGACAGCTTGCCTGTTTCTACGCGGCGGCGGGTCTGTGGAAACCGTGTGTCGATAATCCCCTCGGCCTGCGCGGCGCGGCGCATGGCCTCATCCACACGATCAGGGTCAAGACCCGGCCACGCAGTTAGTGCATGAGTGGCAAGGTAGTGCAGCATTAGGCCACAGCCTCACCGGCGATAATCTTAGCGGCCAACACACGCAGCTCCTCGGCGGTCATGCCCGCGACGATTTCACCGCGCGCTGTTAACCACTCTTCCAGTGCCTTTTTATTGGCTTTCGCCGGGTCGAATGGTTCATCCGTAGCTGTGTCAACCGTTGGCGCGGGATCGCCCTCGCCGTCGATTGTGTAGCCGTGTCGGCGGTAGTATTCCAGGTCTGCATCGTCCACGACCTGGCAGACGCCGTTGACGAAAATATCATGCCCAACAGCACCCGTGTACGTGGGGTTAGGGCAGCGTACTGTGTGCAAAGCCATTTTAGCCCACCTTCACATTTCGCAGAACAGCGGCGGCGCGGGTGTTTTTCAGCGCCACAGCAAGCGGCCCCATTTCCACCTCGCCGATCTTCACAGCACCAGCGGTGCTGTAATCCGGTAGCCATGTCTGAACAAGTGGCTGCCCCGTCACGGTCACACCGTGGAAGGCGTCGAGGCCCAATCGAACGACATAGATACTGGTCTTGCCCGCCGTTGTCGGAATGATCAGATCACCCGAACCGGCTTTCTCGCCCGGATCGATGCACACAACACCGTTGATGATGGTGCGCTGAACCGGATTACCCTTATCGTCGGCAAGACCCGCCACCGGTTCAACGACGAACTGATTAGCCCGGCGCGCAGCGGCGCGCAGCTTGCCCATGGCACGCTTGTTACAGATGATCACCGATGGGGTGCCGTTCAGCTCAGCGAACAGGTCATCAAGCATGTCCAGTGCTTTGTGTGCGGCCCCGGCGGCGTCCATGTCTGTGAGGTCAATATCCTTTGCGCCCGCACCGGCGTTCAGCTCAGTGCTGGAGTTTTTCAGTGCCTTGTCCAGGCCGTCGAAACCGGTGGCGCGCACGGCGGTATCGCCGTTGATGACCTCATCAACGAACGACACGGCGGCGGCTTTAACCTTTTCGGTCATCTGCAGTGCAATCTCGTTCGATGCGGCGGGGCCGATGTTCGCAAGAACGCGGTCCAGGCTGAACTTACCGCCGAGCGGTTTCAGGTTCACTGTCACCTGCTCAGTGTCCACATTGTCGGCACCGTATTCTGCATTGAGGGCGCGGAAACCAGCGGTAGCTCGGGTCTTGAGGCGTCGATAACCGTAGGTTAGCGTTGCGCCACCACCTGCGGGGTTAACAGCCTGGTCAAATTCCATCATGTCCAAAAGGACAGAATTACGTCGAAAGACGTCAATTACAAACGGGTCATAATCTGTCAGCGCATTGCGTTGCGCCATTTCTAGAGTTGTTGGGGGCATCCCCTAAATCCTTCCTATTCTCGGCCCATATTCATGTTACGGGCAATTGCTTCGGCGAATGATCGCGGCTTTGCCGCAGCGTCCCCACCCTTCCCCTGAGTGGGGTCTTGCGGGGCACGGTCAAACCCTAATGCCTTCGACAATGCTTCTGCATCAGCGCGGCGTTCTTCCGGCGTCTCACCCATGATTCGATGTGCCATTGCATCAGGAATCTTGAACTCCTTGCACAATTCGCCGCGCTCATGTTTCATCTTCATTTCGGCATTTTCTGCCATGAGTTTATCGACGCGGGCTTTCCACTCTTGTTCAGCGACTGCTGCGCGTTCTTCCTCTGACATTTTAGATTTTTCGTACTCATCCAGCTTTTTCTGCAGCTCATCCGCACGTGCTTTTTCAGCATCAAAACGGTTGCTCCACTCAGCCGAAATATCAGCACGTACTTTATCAATGTCAGTATCACTAGTTCCGTCCCCTGACTTTCCACTATCACCCCCCTTCCCTTCCCCGGAATCAGCACTGTTCTGCGCATTCCCCTGCGTTGATTGCACACCGGCGCTGCCGCCGGTTTCTGCACCCTCAATCGCACGCAGGAGCATCATTCGCATTGTCTTCTTACGCATTTACTTTCTTCCTTTCATTCTCAATTGCTTCATTAAGTCTTTTCTCTGCCCGGCGCGTTATTTCCTTGATTTCGGCGTCGCGCCAATGCCATGGGAAATCGCTATTAAGCCGTGGTGACGCCGTGCGCAGATAGCCGTTTTTATGAAGGAGGCTGATTGCTAGGTCTGTGTCCCCGTCTGCGCGTCGGTAGATTTCTTCCGGCATGAGGCGCGGTACGGTGGCCATGCGGTGTTTGTAGCCTGGCTTGCGTTCCAACCTTGCACGGTATGCCGCGCGTAGGTAGTTGTAGGCGTGGCCGCGTTTTGTTGTGCCCTCAGTGGTGGCCACCTGCCGCCCCCGGAAACCATCAGCGGCGACGCTGATTCCCCGGCGTGCGTTGACTACTTGCGCGGGGTCGGCACCGTCGCGGATCGCGGCGGCACCGGCGCGGGTGAAGATTTTGTTTTGGTCAGCCTCTGTGAGGGCGTCGAAGTACTCTCCTGGATCAAACACCATGTCTTTGATCTCAGGCAGATGCTTACGCCGGTCGAAGTCGGCAATTGGCACCTGAATGCAGTCGCACCCGGGGTGCCGCTGGAAACCAACGGTCGGTGACCTGTGCATCTTTCCCGCTAGTATCGCGCACCGTGAGCAGCACGGCGGCGTCACAGCACGTATCCACCCGGTGCCCGCCCGTCCTAGCATCTGAATACTTGTTGATGCCCGCGCGGCGTCGGCAACCGCAGTGCGCGCGGCCATTACTAGGCTGCGCCCTGATTGCTCCCACACTGTTGCCAGCGCCTGCGGCGTGTATTCCGGGGCGTCGAAAACCTCAGCAACCCTCTGCGCGTAGGCGTAAGGCAGGCCCTCTACCGGCCTGCCGTCACCGGCAACACCGGCTAGGTTCAATACTTCCGGTTCCCATTCCTCAGTGAGCGGCCGGGCTTGCGCTAGCAGCTGCTTATCGACACCCTCCGCGGCTATTACCGCGGCTTCTAACTGCGCCGCGGCTAGACGGTATACCACCTCATCGAATCGGGCATCCCACCACACGCGGGGGTTCATTGGCTGGTTTCCCCATCCGGTTCGCCGCAGCCATTTAGCCAGATCGGCCCCAACCTCTGCGGTTGCCATGGCGGTGCCGCGGGTTTCCGGCATGAGCTTTTCCCATTGCAGCGAGGCAAACGGCGTCGTCATAATAGCGTTTCACCCGGCGCGGGTTCCGCGGATCGTTCCAGCTTTTCATCCCAGATCAGCTGTTCCTCATCGAGCCAGCGTAATTCCTGCTCGATGCGCGCCTGCGACCAACCCATACTATTCAGTGCGCCGCGGACAGATAGCGTCTGCTTTCCCGCGGTGTATTTACTCACGGCGTCGGCGCGTTGCGACTCAGTTGGGGTTGCTGGATTATGCCAGCCAATACTGATCATGCCGTCACTATCCCATTCACGGGTACGGATACGCTCAGCTATCCCCAAAACCCATGCCCAGAACGTTCCCATCGTGCTATTGAGGCGTTCCACCTGCTTCACAAGGCGCGACTCCTCAGCCTTGATAGCACCCTCAGCCGCAGGGTTCGCCGTGTTCTGCCCCATCATCCGCACCGGCAAACCGGTGACCGTGGCCGCCTGCTCTGCCAGCATCTTGATTGTGCTATGGAAACCGTCAAGTGAGGCCCCCGGCAGCTGCAATACTTTCGCGTCCGAGTTTGAAATCGCAAGCATGGCACCCATGTACATTTCCCATGGATCGCTAATAGGCTCGCCGTCTTCATCGCGGAAATCCTCAGACGAAACACCCAGGGCAACCTTCTGCGGCGTCGCAACCGTTTCCATCGCTAATTGCAGCTGCAGCATTACGCGGCCGCACATGTCAACGATGGGTTTCAGGTCGGTTAATTGTGATTCACCTGCCCACACGCCGGATTCTTGACGGTTCCAGGCAGCTACCACAGGCACGCGGCCGAGGTCGTGCGGTATTCGCAGGCTATCCTCCCACTTACCATTGACTTGACCAATTAGGATCGTCTGATCAGGCAGATACAGTGTTGACAGTACAACCTGCTTTGTCTTCTCACTACGGTACGTGCGCAGGGCCGCCACGGTTTCGCGGGTCACCTGGTCAACCATGATCGACATGCAGCGGGGGTTTTCCACGCGGATACGCGGCCGCCCGCCGTTTGGATCAGCCGCCACTGTGGCGAAACAGCGGCCGTAGATAAGGAGGTCACGTTGCGCTTTGTGGGATTCCGCGTCAAGGTTGTTCGCGTCCCAGTCTCGCCGCAGCTCTTCATCTTCTACTACGGTTCCCTGCCGCATGATCAGGCGCACATCTTGCCGCTCTTCCAAGGCGTCAACATAGGTGCGGCACCAGTTCAGCGGGAAAGCGAATGGTTGCACATCCGGCGGGATACTGATTCCCAGGTTGCCGACGATCTGCAACCCACGGTAATAGTCTCGGTTTCGTTTGTCTTCCGCGCGCTGTTTCTGCTGCTCTGCGTAGAGTTTTTGCAGTATGCTTATTTCTTTTGGTGTGAGCATTTTGTCACCTCCCTCGTCGTCGTCCGAATACGGTCATTGTTGATTTACGTTCTTCACGCCACCCGTCCGTTATGGCGTCCATTGCGGCCTCGTGAGCTATGATCGCGGCCATGGCCGGATCGATTTTCTGATGATCGGCGGGCTTTCCCAGAATGTACATTTGCCCTGGTTTGGCCACCTTTTTCGCGTTGGCCATTGCCTCCACGGTGAGTGGGCACCCATCGTGCTTGATTCTGCCTTGCCGTAGGTCCACCTCGAAACGCCGGATCGCCGCGTACATGCGCTTGATTTGGTTTGTCGGCCATTCCAGTACCTGACAGCCCTCGCTGCCGTAGTTCAGTGCCCATTCGCCGATCTCCGAATACCAGTCTTGAGGGTCGCAATACATGCGGCGCACCTGATAGCGGTTCATCATCTCATCTACAGCCGCGTGCACTTCATCCCGTGGGATTCGGCCGCCCCATTCTTCCGGCTTCCAGATCGTTGGCCTCCGATCCGGCCCATACCGCATAGTGAATATCCTGCCGTCACGGGTCTTCATTTTAAGGGCTGTCCAGTCGTTGTTTTCCGACCCGTCAAACCCGACACATATAGGCGTGCCGTCTGGTGGGTTAGGCATCCATTCCATCATAGGCCCCTTCCCATATTCCATCAGGCAGCCATGCACCGGCCGAGTAGGTGATTTTGTTTCCGAAAAAGCGTTCTGCCTGATCCGGGTCTGTCTCCGACAGCTCATTAGCTTCTGCTAGCACACCGTCAATTGGCACCCACGGGCTGCCCGTGTAGACGTGCTCTAGGATTTTCCGGCGGTCTGCCTTGCGGGACCATTTCAGCCCCTTTGGTGGAGGCTCATAGAACTTGAAAACGTCTTCCACCGTAGACAAATAGGTTCGCTGTGCCACGCTATTTTCAGACGAATCATATGCGTTAGTGGTTTCCAATGTGCGGCCACCCATACCGGCCGCGCCACGGCGTTGCGCGTCTGCAACTGCCATCATCCGATTGCGTTTGGTCCACAGGCCCGTTTCGTCCTGCAATACAAATGAGACGGGGTTACCCACACGGCTTGTCGCCGATGACGTCACAACGTCGATACGGTCGGCCTTGTCGCCACCCTCGCCACCCAGAATACGAATGAAACCCTCGCGGTCCGCTAGTCGCTCACTGAGCGGCCCCAATTCGATCATTGACCGCAATGGCCGATAGGTGTTGTCTACCTGATCCTCCGATGTGGCCGTGAGCTGGATCAGTGGTGAAGGGTGAGGCCGCCCCATTGGTTCTCCCGGCTCATAGTGGTACTCGAAGCCGCATCCGCAGCCCCAATCACTGCACTTGTAAACCTCGTCACCCTGTGCCCAGCCGTCAAATTCCGACGGCCCCACGGCCATGACAGCAACGATAGACGCGGCCGCCGGTCCTTTGCCTGTCTTCTGCGGCCCCATGATCTGAGCGCGGCGATAATGGAAAGCCTGCGACCTGAGTGGTTCGCCTTCCCACTTCAGCCCCTCACGAATGCGGCCGAGGTTAGCGAAACACCAAAATTGCCAGTCGGACCACTCGAATGATTCACCACGCCGGTATCCGTCTGGAATGCGACAGTGTGCGAAAACCCATGCATCCCATAGGTCGCCGAGGGTGGGGAAGTTTACAACCCATTTCATGGCCATTACCCACCTGCCTCATCGTCTTGCGTGGTGCCGCGCATACGCCGCCGCCGCTGGTCCCGGCGCGCCCTGAATGCGTCTGTCGCGTCGGTCACTGCTTCTAACTCAGGTGTTGTCTTGATGATCTTCCACTGATTTAGCTGCAGCCCGGAGGGGGTGAGGCCGATAATATCGGCTAGCCGCAGCATTTGGGTGATCAGCGCTGGCTGTGACTGTGGGTCTTCACACCGCACAGACAGCCGCACGTACAGGGCGATTTGCTGCCATAGCCATGGCATCTCTATCCACGCCTCCGCCTGTGGGCATTTCCACAGCTTGCGCCATTGCGCTTTCTCACGAACCGTGTTACGACCTGCGCCTTTGCCTGTCGGCAATGGCCACTCAGGTGCTTTACCGCTCCATCCCTCAGCATCGAGGGTGCGCCACCCATCAGTGAGACCTCGACGGTCTGAGCGCTTGGAACGCGGATCGGCCGCAGGGCCGGAACGAACACGCGCACCGCCACTAGGCACCAAATCACCTCCCATCACCGGTTAGATCAACTGTTTTTAAATTGTCAAAGCGACACGCCGAACAGCGTGCCGAAACTTAAAATGCAACTTTGCAGGGTTCAAAAA